GGATGTAATCTTTTTATCTACTGAACCACCAAACAAAAATGCCCCACCTTTGTAAAGATTTGAATCTAATGGTGCAGGCAATGAATCAAGATTGCTTGCCAGATTATCCAAGGCCTCTAACGTATATCCTGCTGTAAAAAATGGTGCGATCAAGTCAACACTGACACTTGCTATTGACCATCTTTTAATTGCATAATTGTAAATCAATAATTTATCTGGAGTTGATCCAGAAGTATTTCCATTTGACACATAAGACCAGACAACTATCTGGTTTGTTGGGTCTACAGCACTTGTCATTTTATCTGGAAATGCTGTGTTAAAATCCTCAAAGAAAAACTTGTTTACCTTTTCTGCACCAATTGGTACTGACTGCCTTCCATCAAAAGCATAAAATCCATCTTCATTAAGAAAAAATATAAGATTACCAATATGTGCAACCGACCCAGAAAACGTACAACCTCTGGCTGTCTCAACCTTGTCAATCTGGTAAATCAAAGGTGTTCCTACATATGATGCCCTTACTATGGCCTTTTCCATAAGTATGGTTGCGTACTCACCACCAACTAAACCAGTGATTGCACCTGCATCAGGTATGTCTTGAAAGTCGGCCTGATCAGTTCCTACAGTCCATTGTGTTGCATTGTTGATACCAGACCATCTTACCCTAAATGGTACTCTGCCAGATCCTTCATCAATATTGCCTGTCCAGACCTGATCTCTTACCACTGCAATAAAATCAGCTTTTGGCGGTGTGCCACCTAGATCACCAAATGCACTATCTGTTCCAAGTGTAAATTCCTGTAAGGTTTCACCGATACCTCCTGCAACAATCACACTTGTACCAAATTGTACAAATCTCCATCTTTCACTATCAGTGAGTGTATATCCACCACCTTTACTTATATCATCAAGATTAGATGTACCTGCGTTAAACTCATATAGTTTGCCTGCATCACCTGCAAATAATTTCACATTTCCAGAATTATCTTTTGCAGAAAATATATTTTTCAATTCATTTGTAGCCTGATTGCTTACATTACCTAAACTGTTCAGTGACCTGTAACCCTCAAACGCAGGTATTACATTCTCGGCAACAGTTACACCTTTATTTTCTAAATCTGGCTGATCTGGGAGCCATTCTCCAAACTTTATCATTGTAATCTAAAACTCTCCTGACCAGTTGTTTGAACTGTCCAAATTTCTGTACCATCCGCTACCTCAGACCAAGTTTCTGATCCCTGAGCAATGATTGTCCAATCTTCACCTAATACCTTTGCATTTACTGTTCCTGTCACTTCTGCACTTCCTGTAGCTGTAACATTAGTTGTAAAGTTTGCGTTAGCTACAACACTTGCCTCGGTTGATGCAGATGCGGTTGCCAATTGAATTCTAATTGCAGAGGCACTTACTGTTGCACTAACAGAGGCACTTGCAGTAACCTGCTGTACCCTGATTGCACTTGCAGATGCTGTTGCAGTAACAGAACCATTTGCATCCACTGTCACTTCAAATGTGGCTGTAGCAGTTACTGTTCCTACAGTTGCAACATTAAAACCAAATGTTCTTATTCTGGTTGGTGTTGCTGATACAGTAGAACTTGCAGTTCCTGTAGCTGTGTCAGTTCTAATTCTTGTACCAGTTGCAGTAGCTGTAGCACTTGTTGAAACTGTTGCATCTACTTCAATAGCAAATTGTATTTCTGCACTAGCTGTTGCTACAGTTGATGCCGAGGCTGTACCCTGCCTTACCTGTAAAGTTGAAAGACTGTCAATGTTGCCAAATGTAGCAATGAAGTCAATCGTACCCCAACTATCAAGTTGTTCTAATGTTGGGTTATTAAATTCAACCTTTTGTAAGTCTGCATCAATATCTAAACTACCTGATATTTCATCAAGATTAGATGTAATTTGATCTAAATGCGGTGTTCCTAATGGCATTTAAATCTCACTAGTTTGCAGTGATAGTTAAAGAACCACTTGCTACTTTTAAAATATCACCTGATGCAATTGTTTTAGATGCTGTAAACGATCCATGAAATAATAGATTACCACTGGATGATGCATCAAATATGCCCCAGTGAGATACGTCACCCCATGAACCAGTTGCAGGATCAAACTCTACTGCACTGTTACTTGCTATAGAACCACTAGATGCAGAGGCAAATGTAATTGCTTTTCTGCTGTAATTGTTTCCTGTTAATTCTGTACCACTAGCATCGTCTTGAAGACTTGCAGTTGCAAGACCTAGATATACTGCTGATGGTGCAGATGTAGAGGCTGTACCTGTAAAATGATCTAGAAATTTTAACTCTAGATAATCACTCATTGCTGACATATTTTATCTCCTAACTTGCTGATGATGATTGCCTTGCATAGACTGAACTTATGTGAAGTGATCCTGTACCATAATGACTTCGCTGTTCGTCTTTCCTTATTTCCTCTATTGATCTTGTAAATTTAGCATCATAAGTAGAGGCTCTGGCCTCATCCATTAAGTATGTATAGGCCTCAACTAGACTGCCAGATAAGTATGCATCTGGATGCCTTGTTAATAATTGATTGGTAGTGCTACTATCTGACAATGCAGTCAGTCCACCAATGTAAATAATTTCTGCTGTATACGCACTGTCAGGCACAGGCCTGAGTTTCATTTCAGCACCAACAATTGAATATGATACAGGTTTACCATTACCGCCAGATGGAAAGTCTTTGTCTAGCTGTATAGGACTTTTGTAGTCCAAAACTGTATTGGGTGATGTATTGAGTTTGACCTCTCTTACTTCTCTCAAATCAGTTGGTAATGCTATGAACTCATCCCCTACAGTCAAAGTAGCATTTGCTCTTTTTTCCTGATCTCTTGTCTCCAACTCCCTAGACAATCTAGCCTCAGCTAATTGTATAAAGTTTGGTATCTGTTCTGTTAGATCAGTCCTTGCCAAGAAATTAGCAATTGCTGTCTTTAGTTCTGCATAGGTTGATATACTCATACGTTACCACCACCTGTTCTAAAATATCTATTGTCAATGTCGTTTAACCATGCCTTCCACTTTTTCTGTGCCTCTGGATTATTATGTGGATCACCAAACCTTTTCATTAGATCCATATAAACCATACTTGGTATTTCAGCTACCTGTTGCCAGTGATTTTGTGTGTTGCCGATTAATCTACCTTTTCGATATTCATTCATTTTTGCTTTATTTATATCCAGTACCTCATTAATATGTTGCTTTTCCTCAATGGTGTAACCACCATCAGGATTGTCATGCATCCATATTTCTTTTTGACTGTATGGATTTTTTTCAATTAATCTTTTCATAAAAAACCTTTGTTAGGGAGGCCGAAACCTCCCTATCTATTTGTGTTATTAAGATCCATTTAGACCGATCACTGAGGCATGAGCCTTCGGTGCTGTCGGCATATATGTCCACTCATAAACAATCTGGTGCTTAATTGAATCACCAGTTCTTGCTAACTCGCTTTCGACAAAGTTTCTGCCATCAAGATTACCAATCATAATGTGATCAGGATCAATGATATGAAGTTTGTCATCAGACATAAACCTACTCATTGATATTGCTAACTGGCCAAAGTCATTAAGAACTACAGAAATACTTCCAATAAATGAAGGAGCAGTATTTGCTGTTGCATTGACCTGATTTGTTACCAAGTTTGTGCCTGCCTGAGATAAGGCCGAAATATTTGCCTTATTGGTTGCGTCACAGAGCAACATACGAGGGTTACCTCCATCTTGCCATGCTTGTTGTGTAGCATTGTCAATCTTCGCTAATGTAAGCGGAGCCTCAGTTCCAGTTAAATCACAACTATTTGCTCCATCACCAGTTCCAAATGAAATGTCTGATGGTGAGGCATCACCATTTGTAATAAATGTTACAAATGTAGCTGATTTTCTTGGATCAGATCCAGACTTTGCTACGTTAAGATCAGTAATAATCTTCTCAACGTCTCTTCTCAACTCAAGACCTTTTAAGACTTTTTGATAAGCAGTTTCTTTATCTCTACCTGCCTTATCAACAGCCTCTAATGTTCCAGAGATTTGGAAATCTTTGACTGAGATTTGAGTATTATTAGTTAATCTTGTAGTCGCTGTTGGTGTTGCAAAACTTGCATCTGCACCTTCATTGACTGAGTTTTGACCTGCTGAGGCTAACTCTTGGACTTGCCATTCAGTTAGTGTACCCTTAACAGTTGTCTTTTTTGCTGTAGAGAAAAAAGGTGTCTCTGTAGTATCTAGTCTGTAGATAATATCAGAGAGATCCTCTCTTTCACCAACAGCATTAGCTGTAGTAAATTGTGCCATTATTAACTCCTATTGGCTATTTTTTTTGATTTAAAAGATATTCGACAGCATTGTCGAAATTGCTATTTTTCAAAAACTTGTCTCTTACCGCCTTGT